CGGACATGGCAGGTGTGTCCCGCAAGGAAGCCAAGACTGTAAACCTTGGCATCATGTACGGCATGGGCAGGAAGAAGCTGGCCGGCACCCTCGACATCACCGAGGAGGACGCCAAGGGGTTGTTAAACAAATACCATGACAGGGTTCCGTTCGTAAAAGGCATGGCCGATCTGGCAATGAGTCAGGCTATGGACAAGGGTGTAATCCGCACATGGCTGGGCCGCAAGTGTCGGTTCGACACATGGGAGCCAAGGTCTTACGGATACCACCGTGCGCTGCCCCTTGAAGAGGCGGTCAAGGAATATGGCGGGAAGGGTATGATCCGCCGCGCGTTCACCTACAAGGCACTGAACCGACTGATCCAAGGGTCAAGCGCGGACCAGACCAAGAAGGCGATGGTGACGTGTTATGAAGAAGGACTGGTGCCAATGTTAACAGTTCACGACGAATTGTGTTTTAGCGTGAACTCTCGTGAACAATCTGACAGAATTGTAGATATCATGAAGAATTGTGTACCAGACTTGAAGGTGCCGTTCGACGTGGATGCCGAGCTTGGCGACAACTGGGGAGAGGTAGGATGAATTTAAAATGTTTTGGATGCGGCGGCGACGTGATCTGGGGTGGCGACCACGACACCGAGGACGACGAAGACTACTTCATCGTTTCAAACCTGACGTGCAGAGAGTGTGATATGTTTTATCTTATGTATCACCCAACGCCGCCATCCGATGAGCCAAACGCATCGCCCGATTCGGAGTCTGTTTAGCCCACCTCGAGTCCAACATCTGGCGGCTGGCTTCGGACCACTCCCGATTATCGACCGCTGTTTTCATTTTTCGGAACTTTGAAAGTCGTGGTCGACCGAGTTGGAAACACATGTTCGCAATGCACAATTGTGCCTCTTCAGGCAAATCATTGAAATCGTTGTACAATATTTCGCAATCTCGTACAGTTCGTTGTATGTCCTCGTAGAATAGTTCATCGACGTGCTCCTGAGACACCGTAGTGCCCACTTCGAACCCGTAAAGCTCGTCATCTTCGGTAATAAGGTGTCCGATACCACAAGTTTTGTAGCCGAGATGGTCTAAATAAATTTCTAGCTTGCATCCTTCGTCGATGGCAAGCTCGTGTTGAAGTTGTTCTAGGTTCATAATTACCTCATTGTATCCTTCCCAGCCTTTCAAACAACTCCCTGGTCCGTGGATCGAGAATCGTGTCGAGGGCTGTGTTGTAGTTTGGCGCGGGTTGTGATTGTACGGGAGCCGTCGAGGGGAGATTACTGACGGCTCCCGTGCCCGTTGCCACCGATGGAGGAGCCGGCGCTACGGGTGGTTGTGGTTGTACATCTGTGGATGCGGTCGGCGCAGGTAGTTGGACCGGGGTCCGTGGACGGGTGCCCAGGGGCTGCTCACCTTCGTCCAACACACCACTCAACCGACGATTACGGTACTCCTTGGCGAGTCGATTCAGTTCGGTGACGATGGGTTGGCGATCAAAGAAGCGACCAGTGGTATCTTGAAATCGTTGGATCTCCAGAAAAATTTTATTGTCAATATTCAACGGCTCGAACTTGCCTTGAGAGATCGTACTATAGTTCGAGAAGCCTAGATCCTTCGCAGCCTTCCGGATCTCTTGGTTTGTCATGCCCAGCTTCTTCATGTTCTGAATCATGCGATAGGCACGGTTATGAACCTTGAACTTGCGCTCATTCTCTTGAATGTAGTTCTGAGTAATGGTTTGCAACATTTCATCCGGTGATCTAATCGTGCCGGTGAACGCGCGTAGCTGCTTGTTAAAGTTCTGCTGCGGCTGACGTGCGGCCTTGTTGTGTTCAAGCACACGATACAACATGCTCCGATTGGCATCGACGCGAACCTCGCCGATGCCAGTGATCAAACGGAGAATCTCCTCACCGATTTGTCTTCGGTTGCCACGAGTGTCCAACCCTTCTTCTGCAAGGAAGGCATCGAGAAGACGACTAGGCACAGCGAACTCAACGTCGCCCGTAAGCGGGGACACCTTGGCGGGAGAGCCAAGATACTGCTCAATGATGCCGGGAGTGAAAGCCTCGAGCACATGGGTGATCGCCTTGCCTGCCTTTTCGGGGAAGCTGTCTTCTGACTTGTAAATTCGTGCTCCGGTTTTCATCTCGCCACCACGAACTGTCAGGTCAAGAAGGCGTTCAGTGATGATGGATTCCTCGGCGAACGGGGATAGCATCTCTCCCAGAAGTTCGCCGGCCATGTTGAAGACGATTGTCGAGGCATCCTGATCCAGTGCCTTGCCGTCTTGCATGGCGTTCAGTAGACCCTCTACCGGGCGTCTTAGATAGTCGTACGGATTGATGTAGCTGTAATCGACATAACCAGTGATTCGACCCTTGTCGTCCACTGATGTTGGAATCAACGTACTGTTCTGACTCCACGGCGGAGCGATCTCTCGCAGCGCCTCGATCATCTCTCCGGTAACACCGGTAATCATCATCGATGTTTCTTGTACTGCCTCGCCAGCCAGTCCTGCGGTGGCAGCAAAACCCATGATCCGGCGACCGCCGATGTCGCTCAAGCGTTCACCGGCCAACATTTTTTGTTGCGCTCTTTGTACGGCGTCTCCGGGGCTTATCATTCCGGCTTCTCTGCGAGAGGTCAGGGTGCGAAGCTCCGAGGCTGCTTCTTCCTGCATCTTCTTTCCACGCTGAAACTCGTCAACTCCACGCTGGATTGTGTTAAGTGAGGTTCGAACAATCTCTGCGGGGAAGGCAATGAAGTTACCAACCGGCATTCTACGAAGATCTTGAATGAACTGCGGCACCCGTTCGTAGTTGGGAACTGTGTTCTTAACAATGTCCGCCGAGTATTCGTTTAGACCTTTGAAGCCCAGACTTTTGGCGTAATCGTCGGCAGCGGCAACATCCCCACCAAACATGTTGATGACCTTGCTGCGCTCGAAGTCAAAGTTGTAGATCTTCCAGATGTCGTCGCCGCCTTGGTACAGGTCTCGTGCCCGCTTGTCGAAGCCGTCGAACCACTGCCTGCCTAGACTACGTGCCCGCTTCTGGCCGAGGTTAACGCCCAGTTCATCGATCTCTTTTGTGCCGCCGCGTTTAATGCCGTCTTCAATCAGACGCTCGAGTTCGCGCAACTGTGACTGAGTACCGACCACGCCCAGTTCCTGCAACTCACGGAAGAATGCTGCCCGCTCATCGGGTGCCGTCTTCATGATGTTGTCAAGTACAAGGTTTACAGACTCCCACACATTTGCACCGCGTCCCACGTTGCCCTGCGCCGCAGCAAATAGAGCAGCAGATGTGACGTTTCGGATTTGCGTGATGGGGCTGTATACCGTCTTGACCTTCTGTGCGAAACCCTTGCCCAGGAGAAACCCTCGGACGCCGACATCAATCCAGTTATGGCGTTGCTTGTTCGCACGAGTCAGGTCGTTGAAAACAGGATTACGAGCAAAAATTCGATCCTTCAATTTTGCATTAGTGTCCTCGGCGGCACGGGACATAAGTGAACCAAAACCGGGATCCATAAGTTCTGTGTAGTTATCACGGGCTGCTCTAGGCAGAGCCATGTATGCCTCGCCGTCGATGATATCGTTACCTCCAACACGACCCTTACTTCCGTCTTCTAAAGTTTCTACCCTGCCACGATTTGCACGAAGAAACTTATTGAACCTGTCTACCGCAAGCGTTTCAGCAAGATCTCCGACAGATCGAATGTAAGCCTCGGCTGGATCTCGAATCTCGCCGAGCAGCCGGAGCATTTCCTCATCCTCCTTGCGAGGCTTGAAAATATTACGGCTGAATGTTTGCGCTGCTTTGTCCGCAAGTGCTCTGGGATCACGTCTGCGAGTCCCTCTACCGGAGCGGTACTTGTTAACAAAACCGTCGATGATCTCGTTCTTAACAATCGTTGTGATAGGAGCGTCGTCTGCTAGTGGATCCAACCGTTCAGCGCGTTCGGGAAGGTCGTTGTAGAGACGACGAGCAGCTTCGGGGTTCGCGGTAAGCCACTGAAAAACATCTCGCCTATTACGCTTGTACTCCGCAGATTTAAGATACGCTTCGGGGTCGTCAAAAATTCTGTATTTACGACGAAGATACTTGCCCATGTTGCCTTTAATTTCGTCAAGTATTTCCTCTCTTACGTTGAGTAGCTCCCCCTCGTCTTTTACTCGTTTCGCAAAGTCTGATGCCAGAA